GGGTAAGACCATCACCGTCATAAAAAAGTGAGGGTTTCCGCCAACACCATCATATAGGCCCCTTATACAAAATTTGATGTTGTTACACACTTATAAGTAGAGTTAAATCTGATATGGGGTAAGACCATCAGAAAATCATGTGTACGACGCGCGCGCGAGGATCTTATCGGCTCAGTTGTCATCATCAAGCATGACGAAGGCATAGCCCCTCTTGAGGCCACCAGCAACCAGCTTGCCGGGCCATTTCAATTTTGCGGCAAGTTCCTCGGCTGCCTTCCGGTGTCCTTGCTCGATGGTTAATTCGTGCGGGTAGCTGATGGTGTGCCGGATGCCGCTTTCTGTCGTGGCGATGATGCGCCCGCCTTTGGTGTTGGTCGGCCCGGCATACTTCGTGGTTATCGCTTGGTAGATGGTCATGGTTGGTTCCTAGCCTCATCAGGCGTGGCATTATCCACACGACGGGCTTGCGCCCGTTTCGGCTTCAATTTTAGCAGGGTTTACCGCATTGCTCGCAATCATCGCCATAGTGCGGCGCCCAGCACCACGGGCGGGATTGTTCTGGGATACCGTCACGCAGGTTTAAGATGAATGGCACCGCGCCAGCTTTGGCGCATGCGTCGCACGTCACCTTATCATGGTAGTGCGCTTCGTAATACGCCAGCCCGATCTTGTTTTCCGTGCCAGCGTGGTTCATGCGTCGGTAATAGGCCATTGTCATATCCTCCCTATGGCAATCGATATGCGAATGTAACTGCACCCCGTATAGTCGCGGTGAGCGGTTCCTAGCCTCACCTGTTTCGCCGATCACAATGTGACTGCACCCCACATACACCACAAGCAGCATTATGTATACCCCGCCATGCGCCCAACGCATACCCCATATGTGTGTCATATAAGGTACACTGTATCCACCTCATGCATGTGGATTGCCATGGTCATCCACCTCATGCATGGTGGCTCGTAGGGCGCCTGGCGGTCAGCGCCTACCTGTTGCCTGTATGCCACAGTGTTGCTTAGAGACCGGGGGTGGGGGTCGGTCGGGATTGGCGCGCTCGCGGCTGCGGAGGGTGAATACCTGTTCGTGAGGTACACGGCCGGTTTCAGATCGGCCTACCTAACCCAGTTAGTATTTTTTCGCTTGCCAGCGGTGGCGGCCTATGCTATATCTACCACACCTAACCCGGTTATGAGAGTAGCAGTGTGAGCATCCAAGACGAGAAAATGGGGCCGAAGATGGCGAAGCTGACGCCCAAAATGCGCGGCTTTGTGCTGGCGATCATGGCCCAAGGAGACCGCAATGCCACCCAGGCCGCGGCAACCGCCGGCTACTCCGCCAAGAGTCATGGTTCCTTGAAGGGGCAGGCTCATATGCTGTGGCACGACGAGCGCATACAGGAGGCCATCCATGAGGAAGCCCATAAACGGCTGAAAGGTCTTTTGCCTATGGCGGTGAATGTGGTAGCATCGATCATGGAGAACACACAGGAGGCCGGGGCCACGCGGCTGAAAGCGGCGACGATCACCATGGACCGCGCCGGCCTGCACGCGGTCAGCGAGAAGATCAACACCGATGGCGGCGTGGCTGACGACCCCGATCGGCTGAACCGCATCATGGCACTCGCGCGCGGCCTCAACATGCCTCTCGCCGACTTTATCGGTCAACGCCTGGCTCAGCGCCAGTTGGAGAAGCAGCCGGTGATCACGGAGGCGGATTACGTCGAGACTTCGATCGAGGGCCTGGAGGGGTTGATATGACCGAGCGGGAAGCCCTCCAGCAGGAATACTACAAAGCCCGTCGCGAGCGCATGGCGGCGAAGGAATACTACGACGCGACGGTGTGCGAGGAACAACGATTGGCGCAGCGTATCTGGAAACTTCTGCGCCCGGCCGATGATGCCTGATCTGTCGGCCCTCGCGGGCATGAGCGACGAGGAACTCGAACAGACCCTCATCGCGCTCACGGAGCACCGTAAGTTCAACTTGCTCGATTTCATTGAGCTGTACCCCCGCCAAAAAGAGTTTATGGCGATGGGCGCCCACAAGCAGGAACGGCTGTTCTTCGCTGGCAACCAGATGGGGAAGACCTTCTGCGGCGCCGCGGAGTGCGCGTACCATCTTACCGGATTGTACCCGGACTGGTGGGAAGGCAAACGCTTCGATCATCCGGTTCGTGCATGGGCCGGCGGCGTCAGTACGACTGCATGCCGGGAACAGGGCCAACGCCTCTTGTGTGGACCCCCGGGCATCGAAACAGGTTTTGGAACCGGGCTCATTCCGCGCCATCTGTTCGCCGACAAGCCGACGCTGGCGCGCGGGGCCGTGGCGGACGCTTACGATACTATCGCCGTTTGGCACCACATCAACGGTGTCCGTGACGGAATATCGACGCTCCAGTTCAAATCCTATGAGCAAGGCCGTGAGAAATTCCAGGGAAGCACGCTGGATTTCATCTGGTGGGATGAAGAACCAAAGATGGAGATATACGTCGAGGGTAATGCCCGGTACACGGCAACCGGAGGCATGTCGTACCTGACGTTCACCCCGTTGCATGGCATGAGCACCGTGGTGGTGCGCTTCCTGCACGAGAGGGATGACCGGCGCGATTACCTCACGATGGGATATAAGGACGCCCTTCATATGACCCCGGAGAAGCTCGCCGACGCGATGGCGAAATACCCGGCGCACGAACACGACGCCCGCATGAACGGCGCCCCCCTTCTGGGCTCTGGGCGTATCTTCATTGACAACGAAGCGACCTTCGTATACCCCGCAAGCCAGGTGATCCCGGACCACTGGCCAAAATTGTGGGGTGTCGACTTCGGCATCGAGCATCCCTTCGCGGCGGTCCTGATCGCATGGGATCGCGACCTTGACATCATCTACGTGATGCACACCTACCGCGCCGCCGGTGCCCTCCCCTTAGTCCACAGCGAGGCGCTGAGGGCGGTCTGCCCCGAGGCTCCAGTGGCGTGGCCGCACGACGGCAACACGCGCGTGGAGAACAAGCTGGGGGAGCTGGCGCCCCTCTACAAGAAGTTCGACCTCAGGATGCTTCCGAAGCACGCGCATTACAGCACCGGGGGATTTTCGACCGAGGCGGTGATCAAGGAACTCCAGCAGCGGTTCCAGTGTTCCGGCGGCCCCGGCGGTATCCGGGTGCGTGAAGACCTTGGCGACTTCTTCGAGGAATACCGCATGTACCACCGCAAGGAAGGGTTGATCGTCAAGGAACGGGACGACATTCTCTCGGCGCTGATGAAGGCGGTCATGATGCGTCGCCATGCGCGGATCGTCACGATGGGCTATGCACCTCGTCCGCCGCGTGTCCGTCCGTCGCGTCCCGTGGGCGGCCGGATAAATCCATGGACAGGTCGAACAGAGTATTGACACGTAAGTCGAAGTGTGCGATATATGTCGAGCTCCGTTCCTCCTGCGGGGCGGGTGGGTGTGCGCCTTTGCTCCTCGCGGTGCGGCGCCGGGCAGGATTTCATTTCAGGGGGCAGGAGAGAACACCGCATGGCGATGACCATTCTACCACGGGACGACCCGCGCTTCCCGAAGGGTGGCCCCGACCCGGAGAACGATCAGCTTTCCCGGCAGCAGCGCGCCCACGCAGCCAAGAAGGATGAGCGCGAGAAGTTCACTTCCGAGACCGTCAGCATCGCGGTCGGCCCAAAGGCGACCAAGATGGATGTTGTCCTTTGTTGGCCTAGTTCGGCGCGGATCGTCGAGGAAGCCGACCCCGAGGATGAACTCGGCAATGTGCGGCGGTCGCGCATCTGGACCGGCGGCAAATACATCTTCGCAGTGTACGCCAACAATCTGCCATGGCACGCGGCCGACCGGGCCGAATGGGAAGCCGGCGCCCGAAACGCGATCGAGAAATTCGCCGCGATCCGCGGCCTCACGATCACCAGCGGCCCCCGGCAGGAAGATACGAATAGATACAACATCATGGCCGAAACGCGGGAGGAAATCCGTGACCACTGAGGAGAAGCTCAAGGCCGCGACCTTAGAAGCGATGGCGGAAGCGGAAGCCATCAGAAACGCCTCGGACAAAGTGGTTTCGTTGACCCCCTCACCGGACGGCATCGTCGCCCTGACGGCGAGCGGCCGGATGTTCCTGCGCGCCACGGACCCGAACCACTACAACGACGGCCGCACCACCCGAAAGTTCCGGTGGACCTTAGTTGAGGGACCGCTCGGCGCTTGAGCTACGACATATATCAGGGCGATACGGGGGACGATGGCGAAGTAGTCGCGTATCTTATGCGGCTGTTCTCGTCCGCTCGTCTGCAAAGGTCGGGCTTCGAGCCACAGTGGGAAGAAGCTGCGTCGATGTATTGGCCAGAGTACCGGGGGAGCTTTTCCTTCGGCAATATCCGGGCGCAGGGCGCGAAATACTCTCAATATCAGGTCGACAGCACTGGTTCGCTCATGGCGTTCCGGTTTATGGCGATCTACGATGCGCTGGTGACGCCGTTTAATAGCCTATGGTCCGAAGTTCGGGCTGTTGACCCATATCTGCGCAAGCAGAAGGGGGTAAGGGGATACTATCAGGAGATCTCAAACGTAGTCTGGGGCGAACGTTACCGCCCCGTCGCCAATTTCCAGGCGCAGAACCAGCAAAACGGTCATGCGCTGGGCGTTTTTGGCAATATGGGGATGTTTGTCGAAGCTCTCGACCCTCGGCCGGGCGTCTATGCGAAGGGTTTGTCCTACACGTCGACCAGTCCTGGCGAAATCTATCCCCTACAGAACCGGCAGGGCCGGATCGACGGATATATCCGGTCGATACAGTGGACCGCCCGCGAGGCGTTCGGCAGATGGCCGGCAATCGCGACCAATCCCGAATATCAGACGTTGAAAGCGGCACTTGAGAAGGGCGACGTTTTCACCAAGTTCAATTTTCTCGAATTCGTCATCCCTCGCACCGATTACGACCCGTACAAGATTTTCTCGACGCAATCGAAGCCGTGGTCGAGTACCTACGTGAGCGTCACGGGCAACTGCATCATGGAGCAGAATGGCTACTATTCGTTCCCGATGCCGGTGGGGCGGTACATACAAGCCCCCGGTGAATGGCTTGGTCGGGGACCGGGGCAAATCTCCCTCGCCACCGGCAAGACCATCAATGCTGTCATGGAGGCCTACCTCCGCACGAGCGTTGAGGCGGGTGATCCATCCTATTTGCTGCCGGAAGACAAGCTGTTCGATTTCCAACGGGGCGCCGGCAAGGACATCTTCGGTGGCGTGAACGACGACGGCCGCCCGATGGTCGCGGTTAAGCCGCAGGGCGAGATACAGCTCACTGAGGATACCCTTGTCAGACTGACGAAGGTTCAGGCGGGCATCTGGCTCAATGATCTGTTTCCCCTCCTGTTCGAACAGAAAGGGCCGCAACGCGGCGCCCGCGAGGTTGTCGAAATGGCAATCCAGCAAGGCATCTTCCTGTCCCCGCTCGCTCGCCAGTACACCGAGTATTGCGGTCCCCTGGTGGACCGGGAAATCGATTTGCTGGCCCGCATGGGTAAGTTCGACCGCATCCCGGTTCCTGGGATCATAAAGGAAGCCGGGAACGAATACGAGCACCTGTTTACCTCGCCCCTGGCCCAGGCACTCGATATGCCGGCGGTCGGCGGCTTTATGCGGACGGTCGATCTGGCCGCGCAGATTTCGCAGGCGCAGGGCGGAGATCGGTCGGTGTTCTACCATTTCGCGTTCGGCCGTGCTCTGCCCGCCATCGCCGCCAACCAGCGCGCGCCGGAAGACTGGATGAGCACCGACAAGGAAGTTGCTGCGCAGCAGAAGGCCGCCGCGCAGGAGAAGCAGCGAGACGATTACGTCAAGTCGCTGCCGGGGCTCGCGGCGCAGGAGAAGGCGCGGGCGATTACAGCCAAGGCGCAGACCGGCGGCAACATCGGTGGCACGCTGTCAGGCACACCCGAGGGCGGCATGCCCATGATGCCGGGACAATGATGGTAACATTCCGTATCGACCGGCACTACAATAAGGGCAATGCCCCCGGCGGTCATGTCATCGGCGATCTGGCCTTTGCCTGTCCTATTCCGTGCGCGGCTATCCAGTTGCGTATCGGCCAGGAAGAAGTGTGGTTGACCCGCGACGAAGCGATGGAAGTGGCAGATGCCTTGCGTAACGCCGTGGTGGACGCATGACGGCAGAGCCAGATTTCTCGGCCTTCGTTGACTTCAAGGACCATGACGCGGTGTGGATCGCCTGCGATGAAATGTATGGTCAGGGCGCCGTTGTCGTCAGCGCCACTCCCTGCTCCGACAGGGGCCGGGATATCGTCCTCATTCGCGGTTGGAGGGTGAGCCCTTATGACCATCGCTGACCGCCGGGTCAACCTTCGCAAGATCGCGCGTCGGGTCTTCGGCCAGGAAGTCGAGGTCGATCTTCCCGCCCAGCGCAACGCCTTCCGGGCCGCGTTCAGCTCCCCCGCTGGCAAACGGCACATGCTGCCAGACATACTCGAGTATACGGGTGTCCTTAAACCGGCGCCCATGCACGGCGACGTTTACGCGCAGGGCCGCGTGCAGGGCCGCCGCGACGTCGGCCTGCACATCCTCGAACACCTCAATCTACAGCCGGTTGACCTGTACGCAATCCTAAAGGGCCAACCGATTATCAAGCCCGAAGATTTCACCAACGACTAGCACAGGAGACAACGATGCCCGATCCGACTTGGTTCTCAACGCTCGATGCGGACACGCAGGCGCACATCACCGGCAAGGGATGGGAGAAGCTCGAACCCGCTGCCGCCGCCGCCGAGGCGTCCAAGGCGCACCTCGCCGCGCAGAAGTTCATCGGCGTTCCCGCCGAGCAGTTGCTCAAGCTGCCGAAGGACGCTGCCGACCCCACCTTTCAGGCGGCCTACGATCGCATCTTTGGCATGGTCACGCCGACCACGGCGGACGCTTACAAGTTTGATGGGGTCAAGTTCAAGGACGGTTCCGAACTCGACGCCGGGGACGTGGACTTTGTTCGCAACCTCGCGGTGAAGTTCAAGCTCCCGACTACGGTTGCCGCGGGTATTGCCGCCGATCTGGCCGCGCGCTCGGACACCGCCGATGGGGAAGCTGCGGCCGCGGTCGAGACAACCAAGGCGGCGAACAACGCCTATCTGCGCGCGGCCTACGGGGCCGATCATGACTTCAAATTGTTCGGGGCGCAGCGCGCCGTCGAGGCCAGCGGCCTTCCGGCGTCGATCCTCGATCACATCATGACGCTGCCCCAGGAGGAGTATCGCAAAGGCGTGGATGCGCTCGTTGCCCTCGGGCAGCGCATGAACGAGGTGCCGATGCATCGAGGCACCGGGTCGCCAATCGTCGATCCGACCCTCGGATTGACCCCGGATGCCGCTGCCGAGCGCCTGAAAGCATTCACCACGGATGTTGGGCTGCGCGCCAAGTTTCTCGCGAACGATACCGAGACGGTGGCGAATTGGACGAAGCTGACCTCGATCATCGCGGGCGGCCGGGTGGCGCCGCGATGAAGACGGTCATTCGGACCTTCGAGCCTGATTGGGCCTATCAGCACCCGAGCAGACAGGCAGACCCATACGAGCTTATCGGGATCGCGGTGGACCACCACGGCAAGGAGCTGTTTGTCACGGTGCAGGATAGCCCGTATATCATCGCGGGTGCCCTTGAAGCTATCGCATGCGCCATTCGGAGAACTTGGATCATATGACCGCCGGTCAGATTGTCTATGTGCAGGACCACCCATCCCGCACGCGATACATGCGGCAGATACAGCTTATCGCCGGGCTGATCACGCGTTCGACTGATTATTATGTCACGGCCGAGCATTGGGGACGGATCATCGCCGAGTTGGACGCACAGTACAGCGACGCGCTGATGGATCCGACAAAGCCGGCGCCGTGGAAGCCGCATCCCAACGAACCGTTCGTATTCGGGATGCACGACCCGAAATTGCGGGTCATCAACGCCGGCACGGATGACGAGAAGGTCGTTTGGTTGCTGAACGAGCATCCCGCGGCCGTGGCGGAATTTGGCGTGCGGCGCGATCGGCTAAGGACAGGCTGATGCCGAGCGTATCCGGTAAGCAACACAGGTTTTTCGCGATGGCTTCGACCCCGAAAGGTCGAGCGAAGATGCGGGCCGAGGGTAAGTCTCCGCCCCCGGCGGCGGTCGCCGCGGAGTACGTGGCCGCCGACAAAGGGAGGCACTTTGGCAAAGCACGGAAGGGAAAGAACGATGGCTAAAAAGTGGATTGCGGGGGCGATTAAACATCCGGGCGCCCTGACGCGCCAGGCGAAGGCCGCGGGTGAGAGCCCCATGAAATTCGCGCGGGAACACAAGGGCGATAGCGGCACCACCGGCAAGCGGGCGCGGCTCGCGCTCACTCTGCGAAAGATGCACTGAAAAAGATCGTTGACATATGAGCCACACTGTGCTTTATATGAGACATTCGGTCCACAACCCTTGGAGGGGGCGGACCTAGCATAGGCCCCCGGAAATGGACAAGGCTGGCACGAAGTCGGTCAACCAATTCAGAGGATCGGGTCGATGGCCCCCAATTACGGCGCAAACCCCTACGAAATCGAAATGCTCACTGTGCAGTACACGTCCAAGCTGGACATGCTGCTGCAACAGATGGTCTCCAAGCTGCGTGGTCTCGTCGACGTCGGTTCGTACACCGGCAAGGCGGCGTCGCCGGTCAACCAGATCGGTGTTCTGGAATTCAAGCAGCCGGGCAGCCGGTACGGACCCCTGGTCCCCCAAATTCCCCAGGAAACCCGTCGTTGGGTGTTCCCGAACGATCGCGATATCGCGGTTCTCGTTGACAAGTTCGATGAGCTACGGTCCATCGTCGATCCGAAGCCCGGCATCAGTGGTGCAATCGCCGCCGCCGGCGGCCGGTATTTCGATGACCTGATCATCAACGCGCTGAACGGCACCGCCTCGACGGGTGTCGACAGCTCGAACTATTCCACGGAGAGCTTCGCCTCGACGGTTTCGACCTCGGGTGGATACCTCGTCGCGGACACGTTCGGTGCCTCGGGTTCCACGGGCATGACCTATCCGAAGTTCGTCGAGGCCTGGCGGGTCATGCGACGCGCCCAGGTCGACCTCGACGCGGAGCGGCCGGTCTGCTTGATCGCGTCCCAGCAGGAGAGCGACCTGAAGAAGCAGCAGGAGGTAATCTCCCGCGAGTACAGCGATACCGTCGTTGTGCAGAACGGGCGAGTGCCGAGCATCGCCGGCTTCGATCTGGTGGTCACCGAGCGGCTGAACTCCAGTTCGTCCACCACGTTGCGGAACTGTCTGGCGTTCGTGCGCTCGGGCATCCACCTCGGGTTGTGGCAGGACATGATGATCAAGATCGACAACCGGGTCGATCTGACCAGCCAGCCGTGGCAGATTTACGCCATGCTGTCGGCAGGCGCGACCCGAACCCAGTTGTTCAAGGTCGTCCAGATCAACTGTGCCGATACCACCGGGTTCGATCCGACCGCCCCGTAATCGAGTAGGAGCGCCTTCGGGCGCTCCGCTCTTGAGGAACTGCAATGACTGTTCAAGCAAATCTTCTCTCCCCGGCGATTACGAGCCTCAACGCTACCCCTCCTGTCCGCACGTCGGCTGGGTTCGGTGGCGCTGGCGTTCTTCGTTCGGTCGTTGGCTCGGTCGCCGCCCTGACGGACACCTACACCGCGGGGGGCATCCTTCGTATGGTGCGGGTGCCCTCGAACGCGATGATCCAGGAAGTTTATTGGGGCGTCGCAGCGAGCACCACCACGTTCGATTGTGACATCGGGGTCTACTACAGCAACGGCACCGATGGCACCTCGCCGGCAAATGTCGCCGCGGCGAATACCACGATCAGCGCGGCGTTGTTCGGCTCTGCGGTGGACATGCACACCGCCAGCACGACCGGGTGGAAATCGGCCACCTTTGAGGCGGGCACGTTTCTCCCCGCGGCGTGCATCTTGCCCTTGTGGAAGGCGGCCGGGCTGTCGTTCGATCCGGGCGGGTTCCTCGACATCTGCTTCACCAACACGTCGACCACCAGCGGCGCCCCCGTGCCGTCGTGCCGGGTCGATTACGTCATGCCGGTATAAGGAACGAACATGTTCAGCCTCCTTCCCGCAAATTTCGTCCCGCTCGCGGGGCAAGTTCGGAACCCAACGGTCGAGAGCAATTCGGACGGCACGAATGCCGTGATGTCGCTGTCGCGCGAAGGCGCGCAGCACGTCCAGCAAATCCACGGTCAGTGGTATGCCGCCGCTCGCCGGGGGAACCTGTTTATCGCCTCGACGTTGGCGGCCGGCGTGACGCTCCCGGTGGAAGACACTACCCAGCTTGCGTCGACCGCGGGCATCGTCAACCCGATCACCTCCGGTGTCATTCTGGAGCTGGTTGGGCTTATGATCAGCAACACCACGATCGACGTGGCGGTGAAGCCGAATGTCGTCTGCTTCCAGAAAAACCTGTCAACCTCCGGTGGCCCGCCGACTTCGGTTACGGCCCTGACGGCGCATTCGCAGCCCCTCAGCCTCGGCGCCACGACTGCGAAGTGTGTGGCCCATTCGGTCGCGACCTTCACGAACTCGGTCGAAATGACCCCGCGTCTCAATCTCATCCCCAGCATTTCGACCGCCGTTGGCACGGGTTCGGCGGCGTGGTTCCAGTTCAACGGCGAAGTGACGATGGGGCCAGATACCGCGATGGCGATCGTCAACAGCGTGACGGCCATCGCTGGGCACCAGCTCACCTACATCTGGGCCGAGTGGCCGGTCTAAGGGGGTAACCGATGGCTTCCGTATTCTTCATTTCCTCGACGAGCAGCGGCGCGGGCGACACGCGGTCAAAAGACCCGGATCACGTCTCCACCGACGCCTCGTTTACCGCTGCAACCGTGTCTCCCCAGGCGGGGGACGTGTTCGAGCTTCGCATCGGCAACGCTACGACCGTCCCGACGCAGCGCCAGACGCTCGCCTTTATGGAGCTTGTCGAGCGGTGGATCATGCAGAACGGCCTAAACGGGTTGGGGGCAAATCTGCCGCCACTCCGGGGCTAGACCGAAATGACCGCGCCTGTGCCGATTGGCGTCACCGCGTCTTTTAACGCGGTTGGCAAGAACGTCGCGACCGGGAACTTCTCTTTCTCGGAAGCTGGCATCGCGACGATCACGTTTCAGCCGGTAGACGTGAATAACCCAGGCGTCGCCACGCTCTACGACAGCACCAATAATGTCATCCAGACGATAAGCGCCGAAGGGTACGAGACCTTTCAGCTCCCGCTCGGCGGCGGCACGTACTATTTCAAGGCCACGCTTGGCGCGAACATCCTGGCGGCGACCCTTCCGAGCATAGGGAGATAACATGACCATCGCGCCTGTTGATTTCAGCGGCGACGGCTTCGGCGCGACTGGCGCGACGAATAACGATGTTGTCGGCCCGTACTATCTCCTCGGGGGCAGGTATGCCCTCATCGGCTATTCCAGCGGCACCTATAGCGTGCAGCTCGCGGCGCTGACCTTGGACAGCACCAACTACATGAACCTCACCGCCGCGGCCTCCACCGCCTTCGCAACCTTCGATTTGCCCCCAGGGTCATACAAGATTACCTGTGGTGCCTCCATGACAACCGGCAATGTCGCGCTCGTCCGCGTTCCGTACCGTGCCGCCTAAATGGTCAGCGTTTCCCCGTTCCTCATCAAAGAGGATATAGGCAACCGCGCGCTGCAACACCTCGGCGCGAAGCGGATAACTACGTTCGCGGACACTACCAAGAACGCGGCCGAGATAGCATTCTGCTATGACAAGCTTCGGGTGGCCGAACTGCGTCGCAGCCCGTGGCGCTTCGCCAGCCGCCGCACCAACCTTCGCGTGGTCACCGCGACTTCCTACCGTTTCATTCCTGGGGTGTGGGCAGTCGGGACCACCTATGCCGCCGGCAACGTCGTGATGGATGCAACCGGCGTCTACTGGATCAGTCTCGCCGCGACGAACCTTGCCAACACGCCAGGCGCGGCGCCGACCGCCGGTTATCCTGCATTTTGGTCACAGTATTTTGGCCCGACCGTCGCGGACGTTTGGTCGAACGCGGTCATCTATGACGCGGGGGAAATCGTTTATAAGACCGGGAGCCCGCGCGTCTATTACATTTGCACCACCAACGCCACGGTGGCCGCGACGGACCCGGCCAGCGGCGCTCCGTGGGTGCCTATTGGCACGGTGACCGCCGACCGGATCATCACGTTCTTGCAGCCTTCCGGCGTCGGCAAGACGGTCAACGGCCGCGCCCGCAACCTGTTTCATTTGCCGAACGGCTATCTCCGCATGCTCGCCCCGGACCCGATGGTGGAGAGCACCGGCCAGTTGAATACTTCGGCGGGCATTCCTCAGACCGACTACCAGTTTGAGGGGAACTATATCATCACGTCCGCCGCCGGCCCTTTGCTGCTGCGCTACGTTGCCGACGTGTCCAATGTCCTTGAAATGGACGGATTGTTTTGCGAGGGGCTTGGCTGCCGGATCGCCTACGAGCTGGCCGAGACCCTGACGCAGAACAAGGACAAGATCGCGGCGGCCTCGACCGCCTACACCGCGTTCATGGCTGACGCCCGCCTCGTCAACTGGATCGAGACGGGTAACAGCGAGCCCCAAGAAGACGCCTGGGAAGCGTCGCAGACGCCGGCACGCGCAGCCCCCGCGGGGAGGTAAACTGTGTCGTATCAAATCGCGCTCGACATAGTGAACCGCGCTATCCAGCATTTGATTGGGGTCAACCGGATATACGACCTCGGCGATACCACGCCGGTGGCCCGCGAAATCTCCTTCTGCTATGACAAGATCAGGGCCGCGGAGTTGCGTCGCGCCGCATGGAAATTTGCTATACGGCGCGTAGTCCTGCGGCCTGTCACCACGGCCACGGTCCTGTGGACGCCCGCCGCCTGGGCCGCGACCACGACATACGCCGCGGGTGCCGTTGTGAGCTACACCCCGGCATCGCTCAACGTGGCCGAGAAAGGGGCCAACCCGGTCCCCTATCTGTGGTATTGCGGTGTGCCGATCGCCGGCCTGGCGGCCAATGACCCGCCGGATATCTCGACGGTATGGCATCGCTACTTCGGCCCGGTCACTTGCGAGCCATTCGTGTCGGCGGACAGCCCGCCGCTCGCGCCCACGCTTGGATCATCCGTGGCGGGGGCGCTCACGGGATCGACGATCTTCGTCAAGGTGGTTTATGTCACGACCACCGGGGAGACGCTGCCGAGCGGCGAGAGCAGCCTGGCGGTTGCCACGAACAGCGTGCTGGTTGTCACGTCCCCGGTCGCGCAGACCAACGCCACGGCGTATCACGTCTTTGCCGGGCTCACGGCGGGCGAGGAAACCCTCCAGACCGGCACCGCGGCGATCACCTTGGGGACCGACTGGACTGAGCCAACGACAGGGCTCGTCATCGGCCGCGGACTGCCCCTCGCCGTCACGGGGGCCAATCTCCCCGGTTTCTGGTCACAAGAGATTACGCTCCGGGGGACCGCGATCTACACCTCACTATATTCGAGCAACGTCGATGCTCCCCCGTCTGGCAAGTGGCTCGCGCAAGGTGGCACCGCTGCACCGCTCAACATTCTCTATCCGATCGGTGCGGGGCCGAGCGCTCAGGCGGGCACGCGCAATGTGTTCCGGCTGCCCCACGGCTTCCTGCGGAAGGCACCCACCGATCCGGCGGCGGACACAAGCGAGTATGATGGTGTTCCCTCTGGCATAGCTGACGAAGATTGGGTGTTCGAGGGCAACTATCTCATCAGCCGGGTGACCGGGCCGCTGCTCGTCCGCTTTGTGTCGGAAATGGTCGACGTGTACGATTTTGACCCTCTGTTCTGTGAAATGGTGGCCGCGCGTATCGCGACCGAAGTAGCTGGCTGCAATGGGGTGTGCGCCGCCGATGTAGTCAATGCCTCGATGCGTAACGCCAACGCCCACTACCGTTCGGAGCGCAGCCAGGCATATCAGGCGAACTCGATCCTCGTCGGCCGATCGGCTACTCCAACGAACCGCTACATGCTCGCGAGGCTCTAGTGGCCCGCGCAGCACATCATCAAAGTGCGTTCATCGGCGGCGAGTGGAGCCCGCTTGCCCAAGGGCGTAGCGATCTGCCCGCGTACAAGCAAGCGCTGAATGTCTGCCTCAATGGGATGCCGATAGAAGAAGGTGCATGGACCCGGCGATCCGGTTTTCAGTTCATCGCGCCGACCCGTAATCGGCTCGTCGCTAAACTGCTTCCCTACTTTTTCCCGACCGTCAACTTCGCGCTTGAGTTTACCGATCTGTGTCTTCGCATCTTCGCGGGCACCTCGCCGCTGTTCACAGTGAACCACCCAACGGTCAGCGCCTCGTCTTTCGCCTCGAACTTTCTGACCCTCACTGTTGGGTCTGTAACGGGCCTAGTGATCGGTGATGACTGCATGCTGTGGGCGCCGAGCACGTTGGACTATGCCGCGATCGGCCCGTTTCGCAACCGGGTGATGCAGATCACCGCGATTTCCGGCACCGATGTCACGCTCGGCGATGAAACTGGCGCGGCGTTCTCGGGGGTATCGAGCAGCAGCAACGCGCTCGCAACATGTGTGCTTTACCAGATCGTGAGGATCGATACCCCCTGGACCGGCGCGACGGTGCTGAAAAACCTCCGCGGCATACAGGCCAACACCATTGGGGAAGCCAACAGTATCCTTCTTTCCAGCTCCGCCGCGCCGCAGGAGTTGCAGATCGACGCTGATATCACCTTCGCCCCCGTCTTCTTTGAAGACGGCCCCTACCTCGATCCGCAACCGGATACCGGCACCGTCAGCGCCTATACCGGCTCAATTACTTTTACGCCGGCAAGCAGCACCTTTTCTGCCACCGACGTAGGGCGGGTCATTCGGCTGTACTCCGAACCCGCGGCGTGGGCCTCCGGTACCACCTATGCTTACGGGGCTACTGTCAAGTACCAGAGCCAATTCTGGCAGTCGATCGCCGCCGGCAGCTACGCCGCGATCAACGTCGGAGTGCCGCCGGGCACTATGGCGACTTCCGGCAGCACGCAGGTCATGGTGTGGGCACCGCAACCGCAAGCGGCCTCATGGGCGTGGGGACACATTACGGCGCAGGCCGGCACGTCTTGCACAGTCAATCTTGACCCCGCGCTGACCCTGCCGCTGGAAAGCACAAACGGAACCACGATTACAAGCTGGCGCCTCGGGCTGTACCGCTCCGGGTTCTATCCGACATGCGGCGCATACCACAAAGGCCGGCTATGGCTGGGCGGGGCGATCGAAAATCGCTTTGATGCCAGTTCGGCCAATGACCCTACGAATTTCTCGCCGTCTGACGCTTTCGGACTTGTTACGGACGCCGACGCGATTTCGGAAACGTTGAACTCTGATGACCAGAACCCGATTTTGTGGATGAAGTCGGACCACCAAGGGCTGTTGATGGGGACCACTTCCGGCGAATGGCTTGTGTCGGCTTCGACGCTCAATGACCCCTTCACTCCAACGAGCATTTCCGCGGACAAGGTGACGAAGTACGGGTGCGCCTTTGTAGAGCCGGTGAGGGTCGGGATGGCACTCGCTTTTGTGCAACGGTACGGTCAACGGCTAATCGAATACCTTGCTGATGCTTTCTCTGGACGCTTCACGGGCCGCCATATTAACGAGTATGCCAAACACATCACCGCCGCGGGTATTGCCGAACTGGCCTATCAAGAGGAAAAGGTGCCGACGGTATGGGCGCGAATGACAGATGGCGCGCTCGCCGGCTGCACCTACCGTCGTGTAAGCCGCTTCGTGACCGAAGCCCCGGTCTTTCAGGGGTGGCACCGTCAGGTCATTGGGGGCAGCTACGATGCCGCGATGGTACGGCCGGTGTCGAGCATGATTGTTCTGCCGAACGACGACGGCTTAAGTGATCTTTTGTTCGTCGCAACCTCGGACACCGCGCTCGCGAACGGCGCGATCGAGGTTCTGCGTCCCCTTTACGAGGATGCCTGATGACCCTCAGCCTGAACAAGGCTTGGTTTGCCGACCGCTCGCCGGGGCGTGGTCTTATCACGACGGCCACCAACCTCGCCCCGGCGGCGCCGTTGACCCGCGGCAAGTTCTATTTCGAGGTGCAATTCACGCTGGCTGGGGGCTTGTCCAGTCTGCTTGTCGGCGTGGCCGGAGCGACCTTTTCCCTCACCGATAGTATCGACGTCGCGGTCAACGGCACGAATGTCACCCAGGCCCAATGCGCGGTTCTCTCAGGCGCGGCCGTTGGGGGAACCTGTTCCGGGTGGGGGTATCCCAATCGGTTCAGCGGCACGCCCAACATCTCCTTTGCGAATTTCGGGGATTGGTTTGGAGTGGCGGTCGACACGATCAACGGGCTGCTGTGGATGCGGAACGCGACCGCGGCGGCTACGTCATGGACCGGCGACGGCACGGGTGGAACGCCCAACCCGGCAACGGCGGTCAAGGGTTTTGACATCAGCACGCAGATCACCGGCAATATTTATATCACCGCTGGCACCAACAAGAATTGGTTCGATGGCGACACGACGCACAGCACTGTAACGCTGAACGCCGGCCACACGGCCTTCGCGGCCACTCCGCCTGCCGGTTTTTCGCCGTGGGATACGACGGCCACGACGGTATTCAACTCCGCTGACAAGGACAGCCGGATCACCTTATCAGGCGCCAATTTGATCGCGGATACGAACATGCCTTCGCCTTTCAGCACGCCGCCGTTCTCCCATAACGCGATGGTCCGCAGCAACACTTCTAGGAGCCGCTGATGGCGGCCTTCGGCATGATCGGCAAAGGCGGCGGCGCCGTCGCCAATGTGGATAAGAACCTACAGATTTGGGGGCTGTACCACCTTATCGGACAGACGGTATCGGTCTTTCTGCTCGGGCTCGACCTTGGGGACTTCACGGTCGCCACGGACGGGTCGATCACGGTTTCCCTTGTTACGACGGGCAGTCAAACCGCGGCGTGGAGCGCGGCGCAGCTCATTGCCGCCGATGGTGACTACGGCGAGAGCACTACCCCTATTTCGGTCAAGAACGGCGGGGCCGCGGTGCAAGTATCAGTGCCGATTGTCGTCGGTTCGCCTTTCGTGTCGCAAGGCCAGCGGCTTCGCGCAATCGCTCCCGATGATACGAAGACGCAATCGGGGCCGGCGCTTGGGCTCGGACGGCGGGGCAATCAATTCGCCGTTCTGATACAGAACACCGTCCGGGCGAGTTTCGGCACGTCTCTAACTCCCTCGCCGGAAGGCGCGATGTTGCCGACGACGTTCACTGATGCGGGGGGTACGCCCATCGCAGCGGGGGCAGCTTTTAGCGGAGTGTATTGGGATACGTTGACGGATGACTACAGTTTTGATAGCATGTTCTGTTGGCAGATCAACCGTCCGTACCCTTGCACGATCGTGTCGACAACCTCCTTTATCGAGATCGAAGAACGCTGATGGCGACGTTCAATTTCCCCCAATCGAGCGATACCTCGTCCGGCTGGAGTGGCGGTCTCGGATCGGATACGTTGGGGGGAGGAACCCCCGTGTCCACGTCCACGGGACTGTCCGCGGTGCCGCCGCCGGACACCGCGTTGCTACAAAGCATCACCTCGGACATCGGGAGCCTGACCGCTACAGCAGCACAGAACACCGCCGGGTCCGAAGCGGCAGCGACCCAGGCCGCGGGCTACCAGAAAGAGACTGAGGCCTATAACACGGTTGGCGCTATCGCCGCGGAGAATGCCACGGTTGAGGGGGTTGCCGGGAACATAAAACAGCTCGCGGCAAATCGGCAGGTCAACGTGACGCTCGGGTCGCAGCGCGCCGCCGTGGCCTCGGCGGGGTTCGCCAATTCCGGCAGTTCGTTGGACATCATGAAGTCAAGCATCCAGCAAGGCTACCTCAACCAACAGATCATTCAGACCCAGACCGCATTGACGCAGGGTGGGTTCTTGGAAGAAGGTGCTGCCGCGCAGGCCGAAGCCGCGGGCGGACAGGTCGCTTCCAATGCCGCGCTATCCCTGTCTCAGGCTCAGGCGGCTGCTGGGCAACTTGCGACGGCGAACGCAGCGAACGAGACTGCCGCGATCAACGCCTATCTCGCATCCACGGGCGGCGTTAATTCGCCATCACGGGCTCTGGTGACGAGCACGCTTACCGGAGACGCCAATCTGCCGACCACCTTCTCGCCGACAGGAGGCTCTACGACGGGCGGTTCGGATGCTGCCCAGGGAGCAAATAACGCATTGCGCGGGGGCGGAATGGGCACCCTGTCGGGGAACGTATTCTAATGCCGAGCATCCCGGAATACACAGCCCGCGAGACTACGTTCGCACCATCCCCTGTTGGCGCTTCCGCATGGGAGCAAGCAGGCCGCCGGATCGGGCCGCTCTACAATGAGGCGGCGACTTTTCGGGAGCAGCAAGGCCGCCTCGCAGCCGAAGCGCAGAAGCAAAAAATGTGGCCGTTCGATATCCTGCGTCTCTATCAGATACAGGCAACCGCGCAAGCCAAGGCCGCCGCCAACGCGCCGAGAACGGGGTTTAAGGTACTCGATAAGCCAGGTGCGACGGGCAGCGCCAACGACTTTGACCAGCCGGAAGCGCTCAATAGCGGTTGGACCCCCGGATACAATGACCTCGGACAGGTCTCTCGCGGGGCCGCTGCGCTCGGTAACGCGGTCAGCGACGGGGGATATGGCGTGGCAGGACCATCCCGTGCTAAGGGCGGTGGCGTTCCTCCGGCGGCTGATCCGGCTGGCGGCAGCGACTATACGCTATATCAGGGACAGTTCGTCTCCAGTGCCTACGGGCAGAAACTCGACGCCGAGGCGCGAGCAAATGATGCGAAGGAGCTGAATAAGTACGGCACCAACCTATCAGACTATTATTCGCAGTATTACGGCTACCAGCCGGTGCCAGAGGGCAACAAAGACCCGTCGCAAGGCCCCGCGGGCAACCCCGTTCCGAACATGACGGTTCCTGGATATGCCCCCTCGACGGCCACGGGCGGTTACGGCGGCTATGAGGCGCAACCTGGCTTCTTCCAGAGCCTCGGAAACTGGATAACAGGAGGCTCGTCTGATGCGACGGGGGATCAATAATGGCTGACGATTATCCCGAAGACGAAACCCCGCCTCCCGCCGCCGCACAGTCACCCGCGCTGCAAGAGTTTCAAGAGGCCTTCACCTCTCCAGCCGCGAAGGATTGGGCGGGGGAAGTGTCGGCGCGGCTCAACGACTACTTTACCCGCCGGCAGATCGCCGACGACAATACCATGGCAGGCAACAATTTTGTCGCCGACATGGACACCTTCAAGTCCGGCCTGGTGAACATGGTGCAGGCCGACCCTAACGCGGTCCATACCGCGCTCGATATCGTGCCCCCGACCATTTCAGCGTTGATGACGTCGATGCCGAACCCTCCCGAGAATGCGGACGACCATCACGCCAGCCTGACCGGCCACATTCAGGGCGAGATTGCCACCGCAGCCGTCACCCGCTTGGCCGAGACGCACGAAGGCGCGGCGCGCGGCATGCTCAACGATGAACGGATCAAAGCCGCGCTCGGGGACGCGGCCGGGCCGCTCGACACCTACATCAGCGCGCAGGCGCAGGCCCGGCAGACCGACCATGAGGCCGAGGTTGCCGACATGCAGGCACACGCGGCGCTCGCTGCCGACCAGACCGCGGTTCGCTACCTCAGCGCTCTATACGATCCGGCCAGCGGCACGACGCAGTTCCCGCCGGGATGGAACCAGGCGGTCCTGAAAGACCCAGCCATTCCTCCGCCGATCAAGAATGCGATGGCGGGGGTTTACGACCGTCTACGTGGCCGGGGAGACGTGGAAACGTCCGACCCCTCTGTGATCACCGACGCCATCCGAAGGGCCGCCAACGGCCTCCCGCCGCCGGCGGGGGAACTTCTGTCTCGCGCTGGTCAAGACCTGACCCTCAACGATGCTCTTACGCTCACCCGCAAACTGTCGATTTCCCCCGCGGCCAAGGTGGAGGCCGAGAAGATGATGGAGACGATTGACGCCGTTGGGCATCAGATCGCCAGCCCCGAATACGGCATCGCAGGTGCCCGTGCCTACGGTCGGTTTGTCAACTGGTTCGTCGGCGAATACGCCCGGCAAGGGCCGAGCAGTCTCAATCCACAATCCGATCGGTGGATGCTGAACCCGGAAGCAGTTGACAATCCGATCGACCGCTTCCGGCCTACCGGCGGCGATCTGATCAATGTCGAGCCGCTCGCCAACTTCGCGGATAAGGTCGATATGTCGATCGCCAAACGGCCGACACTCGACAGCATCTTCAATCGGGGTGGCCGTGCACGCGAACCTGCCCCGCATGCCGCGCCGGCTGGATATCAGTATGATGCGAGCGGCAGCATCGTGCCGGTACCTGTCCCGTCGCACCCCAACACCGCGCCCTTCTACGGCGTCGAGCCCGTGCCCAATGATCAGGCGGTTAACCCGGCCGGGATCGATCGCGACGCCGCGGGGCACCCGCTGACTGAAATGCGTACCGACGCGGGTATCAAGGCGCTGACCCCGACTGACATTGCCCGTTCTACCTCAGGCCCCCGCCCGGTCGCGGCGCCCGCGCTCAGCGAAGACGAACAGCGCACCTTCCAAGAGACCGGCAAGTTGCCGACACGCGGGGCCGCTCCGACCACTAGAGGCACCCCGGTTCGGTCATCCCAGACCACCCCGGTTCGATCCGCTCCGCGTAGACGCCGATAATGTCTGAGGACGAATATATCGAGCCCCCCGGCCCGCAGCCCGCGCCGCCGCCGCCATCGCCCGACACCAGGCCGGTTCCACCGCCACAGCCTGCTGCCGCCCCGTCTGAGGAAGAATATATCGAGCCTCCCCCGGCCGCCAATTACCAGGGCGCCATCGAAGACGCGCGGGGGGCGGGATACCAGTGGTCCGAAATACGCGGCCACATCGCACAGGGGACCGCCGCCGCGGCGGATGCCGGGTACAATGACGCGGAAATTGACGCCCACCTTGGCTTTGCCGATCCGGCGGGGTTCGAGCGTGATGCCCGTAACGGGTGGGCCAAGCAGATGGCGCAGAACCCGGAGCTACTGACCGGCCTTACGGCACCCGAACCGAAGATCGATCTGTCGCTCAGCCCGGACATGGCCTCTGATTACACGCGGGCGCTGCTCAACGGCGAGGTAAAAGGGCCGCAGGATTTCGCGCGCCGCTATGCCGCCGCCGCTCTCAATGCGGCGCATGAGCTTCACGGCGCCGACGCGACTGATCCCGATGTAATGGCCGCGCGCAGGGACGCCGCGACGGAGGCTGCCACCGAACTTGCCGCTGGGTTGCCCAGCCGAGAAGACCTGGCGGACGCCACTGTAGCCCTGGGAGGGGGGCAAACGACCCGCGAGCGTCTGATGGCGCATTGGACGGACACGGGCACTCAGCCCCTCGACGCGGCAGTACAGGCCCAATCTGATCCGTCTCTCGCCGACAAGCTGTTTGCGGCGCCCGTCGCCGCGGTTGGCGCGTTTGGCAACTTCCTAAAGGACATCGGTGTCGGTGCGGCCGCCGGCACGTTCTATCCTGACCCGGAATTTCACGCCCGCTACGATACCGACAGGCTGGCCGAGGCGCTGCGACAGGGTGCGCCGCCCAACCTGGCCGAACAGCTTACCGCTGCCCTGACGCACGCCTTGCTCGCGCCGGGTGCCAACTACGCGGAGGGATTGCTCAAATCGGGGCCAGAGACGATACAGCGCGTCATGGGGGGCAAAGGCTTCACAATCGAGGAAGCTCTCGGGGTAGCGCAGTACGCCCTATCACCAGCCGCCGGGCGCTATCCTGGAGGGCGCATTCCCGTCGAGCCGGAGATACTTCCGCCGCAGCGCGGCCTCCCGCCGCCTCCCGGTCCTGGCTTGCCGCCACGCGAGCCGATCATCATCGATCATGAGGCCGCGGGAGTGCCGGCGAGCGAACTGGTCAAGTTGCCGCCGCCGTCGCCGTTGGAAGTCATCAATCCCGAGGCTCCGCTCGGTGCCCCACGCGAGACGATCCCGGCCAAGGAAGCCCTCGGTCCCGTGCCAGCGGACGACCTTGCCGTTCATGCAGCGGCGCAGGAACTATCCGATATCCCCTTCGCGGAACGCGAGGGCGCGCTATCGCCGCGCGATCAAGAGTACCCCCCGACCCCGATGCCGAACAACCGCATCCCGCGCTCCGTGGTGCCGGAGGGGCAAGAAGATTTTGTTGGACAACAGGCCGCGCGGTTAGAAGCCCTGCGAGTGGAGAACTCGGCGACTGAAGGCGGCGGAACATTCTTTCAGCGCATCCTGGAACAGCAAATCGCCAATCGGGAAATCACTCCCCAGCAAGCGGCAGCCATCGTCGAGCCTAAGCCGCAGCAGATTACCGAACTGGCCGAAGGCTACGATACAGCCAAGAGCCTGTACCAGCATTTCAGCGGCATTCTCGGTGACGTGCTCACGGACGAGAGCGGTGCGCTCACATGGCGCACGCCGGAGGCGCAGGCGTTTTGGGATAATTTCTCGCGGTCGCGTGACATAGCGCACCGCATCTTGATCCCAAACATACAGAAGGGCGTCAAGAATGACGTGCTGCTGGCCCGCATGATGGACAGCTATCGAGGCGCGATGGCCCCGCACGTCAACGAGTTCGCCCGCGCCTCACGCGCCAGCGACGGCCAGGCGATGATCGACAGCGAGATCGGCAAGTTCATTGGCTACGTCGAGAACCGGACATGGGGTGGCACGCTACGCAACAGTCGGCTGCAGCCGGTCGCGGACGCCCTCGCGGCCATCGGGCAGCACGGCGAAAAGGCCATGGCGGATGCAGCGGCCGAAGGACTGATCGACGTGCCGACCCTCATCGCCAACTGGTACAAGCATCTGTGGAAGAACCCGCACGGGATCAATTGGGATAATCTCACGGGCGGCTACAGCGGCGTACAGGGCAATGCGACCTTCACACGCAAGCGGTCCATGCCGACCATGTATGACGGCATGAAGGCCGGGCTGTCGCCGATGTTCGACAACCCTATCGATCAAGCCCTCTACGGCGAACACCTCCGCGGCCACTACCTCAACGCGCTTCGCTCGATCAAGGCCGCGATGGCGGAGGATCAGGTCTATTGGGCGCACGGACCCCGGGAGGTTAATGACATCCAACTCGACGGAACCACGCCGAGCTATGACGGCCCGCTGGGTGCTCCGCAGCGCGGGGTGACGCCGAAGATCGGTACACCGCAGCCCGGCATGGTCCTTTACGGTCAGCCCGGCTTCGCGCGGCCCTATAACAACATGCTCGCCATGGGCATGAATGCGCACCCAGTCGGCGCGAGTGTCTATAACCGTCTACTGTGGGCGGGCAACATGTCGACCGCGATCAAGCTCTTGTGGCCGGGGTTCCATTTGCGGGTGATCGGCCTCGGAACACTGGCAACCGGAGCGGCCACCATGCTCGATGAGGTAGAGCGGTTGGAATTTGGCAAAGCCTTCGCGAGTGCCATGAAGACCGCAGTTTTTCCGGTTACCGCCGGAGAACAGATGTGGAAGGGTTTTCGCTCGATCTACCGCTACAACCGCGATATGAAAGACCCAACGCTCGATCTTCTGGACAGCGCCGGTCTACGGCTTACTCCCCGGCAATCCGTCTACCACGTCGGGCCGGAGAGCCTGATGGAAACCGCGAAGCGCGGCGGGTTTCAGCCGACACAAGGGCGGTGGGGTGTGCTCGGCGGCGTACAGGAAATCTTCCGCACGATTGGCCGTGATCTACAGGCGATAAAGGGCGACCCGCGGTTGGAGGGAACGGGCGGCAGCGTACAGAAGACTTTCCGCACGATCGGCCGTGGTTTGCAGTTTCCCCTCACCGAGCTTGGCCGAGTGATGCAGACCGCCACCTCGCCGTTCTTCGATTACTGGATACCCGCGGCTAAAGCAGGCGCCGGCTATGTCCGTCTCGCCTCATGGCTTGACAAGAACCGCTTTGCCACTGATGAGCAGAAATGGTTCAAGGCGCGACAGATCGTTCGCGACGTGGAGAACCGTTTCGGTGAGTTGAACCAGGACACTCTGTTCGGCCCAAAGTTGGCGAAGCAGATCGCCAATGTATTGATGGTATCACCCGGATGGAAATGGGGTTCATGGCGGGGCTTCCTCGGGGCGATCGGCATCGATGTCGAGCGAGGCGGCCGGCTCGGTAAGCTGTCGTGGAACTCGATCAACACCAACTCCCTCGCGGGTGCCCTAATCGTGTACTCGATGTTCAACGCAGTCGAGCAGGTAGCGCACGGTCAGCCGCCGTTCTGGAAAACCGATACCGCCATCGCTGACCTGGCGAATGCCCGCATCGGGGGCACGTCAAAGTGGGGCGGCCCCGCCCGGTTGATGGACCCGGCCGAACTCAAGGAGCTGTATGACGCCGCCAAGGTCATGCTGGTCTCGATCTATTCGCCGAAGGATGGTCCGACCGCGGCTGCTGAGTACGTGATGAATGCCCTCAACCCGTTCTGGCATGCGTTCTACGGCACGCTCTCGGGACGCGACGGCATCGGCCCGCAGGCGCGCAGCGTCCAGGACCGCCCCGGCGGCTACCCCGCTTTCTTGAAGGAAACTTTCGGCCCGATCGTCTACCAGCAGCTACAAGACCTCCGCCCCGGCTCAAATTTATCGAAGCTCGAGATTTTCATGGGTACCCGCGAGGCGTCAAAGTGGGTGACGGACTGGAACGCCTACATGCAAGGTATGGCGAAGGGTCACGCATATACGACCAAGGAAGAAATCCGGCGAGAGAATAAGATGCACGGCATCCCTGGACCGGGCCGGCCGAAGAAGGAGAGCGCGGGCGAGCGGCATTGGCAGACAGGTCGGTAATGCCCCCACCTGACATCCGCATTCGCGGCATCCGCACGCCTCTTCCTTCCGGCTACGTGCTAGGGCGCATCAGCCCCGGCACGGGCGATACGGAATTGATCGACCTAGGCAAGATCGCCTCGCATGTCGCGGCGAGCGGCCAGGTCGCGGTCCCGTCGAGCATTTCGCCCCCGCTCGCGGCCAGCGGCGTCACGCCTGGCAGCTATACTCTCACCAGCCTCACCGTGTCCACGCTGGGCATCATTACGGCTGCGACGAGCGGCACGTTGGCGAGTGCAAAACTATGGGTGGGGAACGGAAGTAGCGTGCCCACGGCGGTCAGCCTCTCGGGCGATGCGACGCTCGCGAACACAGGCGCGCTCACCTTGGCGACGGTGAATGCAAACGTCGGCAGTTTCACCAATACGAGTATGACCGTGAATGCAAAAGGCCTTGTAACAGCGGCTTCTAGCGGCGCTGCTGTTACTGCCCCAAACGGTATGCTGCCCTTGGTCACGGGCGATACAACCCCAGGAGACCAACCATTCTTTGTCACGGACGGGGCCGGACAGTGCATCGGAGTACCACTATGAGCCAGCAATACCTCTACTATGACACGGCCGTTCACGGCTATGTTGGTGTGTTAGAAATAGGAACAAACAATGACGGGTCCGCGGTATTGCCAGCGTCAACAACTACCGCTGGCTGGGCGATATCGTCTAACTATTTTAATGACAACGGAGTAAATTTCTGGTCTACTGTTAATGGAGATAATCCCTCGTTAGCAAATCAGGGATTTTATTGGCTTCAAAAGCTAACGGACACGACTAAATTTACTCTAGGACACATATACGGTGATCCAACATTCACCGAGTTTGACTACTATGTCAATGACAACCCAGCGGGTTTTATCGGCGCCAGTGCCACAGAAATGTTTTTAGGAACGCCTAATAGCAATCCCTTTAATCACTACGTGAACAACGGCGATCTTACATTTTCGGTGGACCCCGGATTTAGTGTAACAATTTATGGCAGTACATCAGGAGGAATAAAGCTACAAGTGCCAGCAATGGCGGGAGCAAACACTTTAACTTTTCCAGCGGGAACAACGGATTTTAGCTCAACGGGGGGCGCATCACAAGTTGTCAAGCAAACTTCTGCCGGGGGTGCATTTACCACGGGTCAAGTAGCAACCTCTGAGGTTAAAACAACCAGCACCAACGATAACGCGGCCGCTGGGGGCATCGGGGAGTACATCAAATCGAACATCCCCATCGCCAGCAAGGTCGGCTTGTCGACGGCGACGGCAAAAACAATCGCATCCGTTTCCTTGACTGCTGGCGATTGGGATGTCACCGGCACAGTCGCCTTCGCCCCCGATGCCGGCACACTGATCGTGGACATGAAGGGCGGGATAAGCCAAACCGACAACACGCTTCCCACACTCTCTGACACCGCGGCCTTGGTTGACGTCCCTCTTGCGCCGAGCGCGGGCGTCGGGGCGACGATACCCGTGGGTGTCTCACGATTGTCGCTCGCCGGCACTACGATAATCTATCTCGTAGCGCAGTGCACTTTCTCGGTCAGCACCAATTCCGCCTACGGTTTCATCAGCGCACGACGAAGGAGATAGCACATGACAGCCAGCACCTCCATCTTCGACTATATCGGCCGCGGTACGCACGCCGCGCGTCCTAGCACCCCGAATATCAATTCGGGCGGCACCGCCCTGTACTACGAGACGGACACCACCAATACTTTTATTTGGTCCGGGTCAGCATGGGTACAGGCCAACGGCGGTACTGGAACGATTACCGCGATCACGGGCGACCTTGCCGCGAGCGGTACGGGGAGCGTGACCGGGACGCTCGCGACCGTGAACAGCAACGTCGGCTCGTTCACCAACGCCAATGTGACGGTGAACGGGAAAGGACTGGTGACGGCGGCGGCAAACGGCTCAGGCTCAAGCGGCGCTATGACTTTGATTTCCACGTTGACGGCGAACAACAGCGCCTCGCTTGCGTGGACCGGGTTGACCCTCGGCACTCATTGGCGAATGTCCGGGAAACTGCTTGTGCCGGCGTCGAACGCTGTCGGGTTGACATTGGTGTTTGGCACAGGCGCCGGCCCGACCTACATTACCACGAACTATTTCCAAGCTATGAGCGGCTATTCTACTGCCAACTCAGCGGACAGTTTTGGCGGGGCAAGTCGAAATTATGTCGATCTTTCCGATGGATCGGTTGGGAACTCGGCCGCGGGGGCATCTTTCGCCGTGGAGATCATGACCGACAACGCAACCTTCATCGTCGTTACAGGGACATTTATAAACAAAACAGGTACGGCGACATATGCTGCATTACAGCTCGGTAATGCCTTGGCTATCTCTGCCGCAATAACCGCGATGAAACTTGTAATGACTTCCGGCAATATCACATCAGGAACCGCTTCGCTCTACTCGATCGCAGAATGACCTAATGGTATTGAAGGTCGATCATCGCCGGCCACACGAATTGCTTGCCGGGGTCGAGCGGGGCAAAGTCTGCAGTCTTCCACACCCGGATACGAGCGATGTTCGGGCTTTCGTTCGCGTGGTCTAGGATATCCTGCACGCACGGCATGTCAGGGCAGCGCACGACTTGATGTTGCGGGTGCCCTGACATGCCGGATAGGAACAGCAGGACCACCACATACATCACTTCACCGACAAGCCTTTATCGCGCCCGGTGTAGAAATCGACGGCGGCTTTGAAACGGAATTTGCAGCCGGCGAGCGCCGCGCGATCCGCTGCCCATCCGCGCTCCGCGGGGCCATCGTTCATGGCACCGTCCGGGATGGTGCTCGGCTCATCGCACGGTGCCGTCAGCGCCCCCGGAGGGGCGGCGTTCTGTAGCTCAACGACCGGGCGGCTGTCCAGCTTGGCGGATGCGCCGCATGCTGTCAGCGTCATGACAAACGCGCTTGTCATTGCGAGCCGACAGGCGAGCGACTTCGGACTTGAGGGACGCATTGCGTTTCTCCGATGCAACAGCTTGGGCGAGAGAGGCCTCGGCCTCGCCTTCCGCCTTGGCGATGACCGCCTGACGCCGGGCGCTCTCGGCCGCCGTCAGCTTTTCCTGCGCGGCGACATACACGGCTACGGCCTGACGGCGCTCATGGACGATGAAACCCACGATCGCGCCGAAGGCCAGCAGACCGACGAGAACCGCCTGGCACGGCTTGCAGGACCGCACCTTGGCCATGAAGGGCAGCATGGGCAGAAGGTAGGGCAGCAGAAAGGCGATCATGGAACCTCCGGGGGTGGCTTCATGGAACCCGTAAACGGGACCTCGCCATGCCCCTTGACTTCATGCTTGGGGGCGTCCGCAGCCGGAGGGCCTTCGGAGCGGCCGGAAGGGCGGGGGGCCGTCAGCGGATTGATAGTGGGATCGTTCGTCATAGCAGTTTTCCCTTTAAGTGGCGCATTGATAACAGGGGTTGGCGCTCCATCCGTGGGGTAGGAGGTTGTTGAGCCATTCGTAGTTGCCCGCGCCGTCCGTACACCAAAAGCCGGTGTAGGTGTTGGTGGGCTCGTAGTAATCGTAAACGATACCGGAACCCGCCACGGCGGGCCACCATGCCGGATTGTCGATCTTGTTGCCCGCGCCCGGCTGAGCGACCGTGATCAGCGTTCTGCTGTAGCCGTACACTGGACAGGACCAGATGCCAAAACGAACCCATGTCGACGGGTCCCAACGGTTGATGGTTGACAGAACCCCACCGACGTAAACGAGTTTGGTGCCGTCTGGGCTGAACGCCGGCATGTCGCTTTCGGGGTAATTCGGGTCCGTATTAGGGGGGAGAAGGAATGGAATACCATATCCCGAAGTATTTACTGTGTAAATCTGTCGGCCATTATTGGGGGAATTTGCGGCGAAAGCGCACAACGTACCGTCAGGGGAAATCGAACCCGGCTGCACTCCGTTAAGAGCGCTCGACAACGGATATAAGTAGGTTCCGTCTTCGTAAAGAACCCAAATGTCATCTCGCCCGGTTTGGGTGTTCCGAGCGTGGAAGATGATTTTGCCGGCGGCGTAAGATGGCCGAGCGATATTTGACAACCCAGGAACCGTCGTGTACGCCAGATTCCCGGTGACGTGGTTGGACACCCCGATGGTCTTGCGATCGGCGGCTACGAACACCGATTTGTATATGTCGTTGCCAGCAGACCCGCGAGCGGCATCATACCCGTGGATATAGCCATTGGCATCCGTCCATCCCGGAATTTGGGTTGAGGACCAGTAATACTGAGTGTAATAGTAGCTCCCAGACTGGTGAATGGTGGCCATAATGCCACTACCGTCATACCAGCACTTATCGAAGCCGACGTAGGAGTTGAAGTCGATGATTGCCATTCGTTTAACCTTTCTGTGAGCCGCCGTGACGGAGTTTCCAGACCACAAGGGCGACGGCGATTGAGGCGATCAGCATGATGGTGTCGATTTCCATGTGAACGCCGGTAAACATGGCTTGGAGCTTATCGAAGAGCTGCGTGCCGGACACGGCGAGAGTGCCGCCGATAGCCTTCTGGTGGCCCATCGTCCCGCCATCCGTCGCGGGGGCGGGCAGCTCCGCCACTACCGGAGGGTCAGCCGCCGGCCGCGGTGCCGGTGCGGCCTCCTCGTCGAGCCCGTCGTGAAAGGCCTTGGCGTAGCCAGCGATCATCGCGGCATGATCGCTGCCGTTGATGATGCGGCGTGCGCCATCCCAATCCTCATCGGTATCGTTGAAATATCGTTGCAGATTGACGCCCGAGAAGGTATCGCCCGGCTCGCCGGTCATTCCGTGGATCATGATCACAGCGGCGACCGCCGGTTCCATCGCGCGATCCGGCGCGCCGACCAGATCGATCCCGGTAAGTCGGGTCATTTTCTCGTAGTTCGTGCGCCCCGTGAGCTGAACGAACCCACGGCCGGCGAACTTCACCCCGTCGCCGGGGTTCACGTTTCCGAGCCGGCGGGCGAGTTCCGGGTTTTCCCCCTCGATGTCATAGCGCCGCTTGAAGTAGGCGTCGCCCCCGTACTCATGGACCGGCTGCATCGTGTGCGCGGTCTCGGCGTAGGTGGTGCCGAGCATGTAGCCCAACCAGCGCAGGTCGGTGGAGTTGGACGCCTCCCATGCGTCGAGAATGAAGTTGATCCCGTCGACCTGGGGCTGCTCGAAGCGCCCCCCGAATACGGAGACGCGGATGCTTGAAAAGAGTTTTCCCCGGTCGATCATTTCTTGATCCCTTGTGAGAAGGCGAGCATGAGCGCGGCGAAAACGATGGCCGCGATGATGAGCGTGAACATCAGATCACCGCGATTAGTGCGACGATGGTTAGAATGAGCCCAGCACCGGATAGAAGCAGGATCAAAAAAGCTACTCGATCCTCCGCTATCAGCACCTCGCGCCGACGAACCACCCAATATAAGGTCTTCCACCGAATTCGCCATCTGCGGCCGGTATCGCTTTCCCACAGGAGAACCGCGTACCATGCGACCGCGAACAGGGCGGCGAGAGGCGGCAAGACTTGACCTAGCACGCCCCCAAGGGCCGCGAGCGCGGCGCCATCAACAAACCATTCGTGACCTGGGCGAGACATCGATCAAAGGGCTACCACAAGAGGTGTACATTCATGTATACACCGACCCCCACGCAGGGTCAAGTTCCGAATGGGTCGCTCCATGGATACGACTTGGGAACCGCTGCGCCGTCATCATCCGTACCGCGGAGGGCCGAAAGAGGGACCAGCGGCGAAGCGCGGTTTTGTACCGCGGCCGCCAGGGCTTCCTTGGCTAGAACAGAGATTTCCCGTTGGAGGTACCAAACCGCCTTCTGCAAGTCCTGCACGGCGGCGCCCTTTTTTCCGGAACGCAGCAGATATTTGAGGGCATTGCCGCGGTGATAGTTCCCCGGTGCAAACGCCTCGATTACGTCGATAGCCTCCATACCGTTCGCTTTGTAATGCGCGGGCTGGTGGACGATCGGGTCGTAAAGTTCATCAGGGCTCATGTGATCCTCCGCTTGCTAAAATGTGTATACAGACTCTCTTCCGAGAAGAAAACCGCATCCGCGATTTTGTACATCAAATCCCAATCGTCGGGCTCGCGGTCGAAGAAGACAAACCCCGGCCGACCAGTGCCTATGAGCCAGCCCAACTCCAGATGAGCGGATTTACCCGCGGGCAGAACGAGTAGCCCTGCGTCCGCGTCGGCAAGATGGTGCATGTCGAACCGGAAACTGTTGCCCGCGGCGCGGCCCCGCAATGCCTCGGCGTATGTGTCGCCCCGTTGCCGATGATACCGGCGCCATTGGAGATCCGCCTCGGGGCCACCCGCGTGCCAATCGTCAAACACATCATGGCCAAGATCACGCAAACCCTTGCCGATGTTAGGCACATGAGGGTTCTTGAGCGATCCCATCAGGTAGATTTTCATGCAGCCTCCAGCATTGATGGGTTGACAGTGTATCGGGCGACTTCGCCGTGTTCGCGATGCAACACTATCGCCTTCATGTCCCGGCCGGCGCGGTATCCCTTGTTGGCCGCCCAGGCGTCAGCGGGGGCGAGGATACGGAAGCTCTCAACCGAGCAACCCTGGAAATCATAGTGCCTCTGCGTATGGACATGGCCGGTCCACCAATACCGATGTGACGTGGTGCCCCACAATTCCTTGCGGTCGTGAGCCATGATCATGGGCAGGTCGGCGATCTTCGCACCGTGCCCATGATGGACGCCTACAAGATTTTGCCCAAAGTCAAAGTAGTGAAAGTGCCGCGGAGAAGTGTCGACAGCGACGCGCGGGTTGTCTTCATAGATGTTGTGCAGAGCTTCCATAAGGAAGATGCTAGAAGCAAGATCGTGGTTGCCTATCTCCACGATCACCAGGACTTCCTTATGCCGACGAGCCGCAGTCTCGATCGCACGACGCATTGTGCGTACCGCCGCCCGCACCATCTTGGGAAACCGCCCGTCGCTGTCGAGTATGTTGCGGCTCGTTGGTGTCACGGCGTCGAAGCTGTCGTAGTGCATGAAATCGCCGAGAAACACGACCGCGGCCCGGTCGCAGGCGGGCGTCACCTCCGCGAGGTGGTCCATCGCGCCAGCCAACAGGCGCTCGCCGATTTCTAGGTCATAGCTCGCGCCCGTCTCATGCTTCCACGACAGCATGCCCATGTGATGATCGCCAACTGGATAACAGGCCATCAGGTCTTCGTTGGTGTCCTTGGGGGCATCGAGCGGCGCGGCTCGGGGTAGGTCTTCGGCGAGCGCCTTCGCCCACTCCTGTAGGTTGGCGATGCGCTGGGCGTCTTCCGGCTTCTCGATGATCCATTGCGCCCGAACGTCCCCGTCTGGCCCATACAGGGTGGACACGCGGGCGATTTTCGCTGGGTCCGGTACGTGCGGCACCTCGTCGGCAGCGCGGCCCGCGAGTACGAACGTCTCGCTTGTCGTCTCACCCGCACCATTGACCGTCCGCTTGGACAGCTTCATTTCCTGTGTGATCGCGCGACGACGTGCGTTCGCCCGCTCCCGCATCTGCTCGACTGTTTCACCTGTGCGTGGGGTTGGCATCAACAATCGTCCTTTGTTCCTGGCAGCACGCCGTCGCCGGTAATCAGTTCATCGAGGGGTAGGGGTAGGGTTCGGTGGGTCGGGCCTCTGTGCCTTCTCCTCCACGGCGTGCGCTGCCCACGTTTATAGTCGAGCCATTCCTCCTGATCCGCGAGGCGATCAAGCTGTAGAAATCGGGCCATAGCCGACTGCCTCCATGTAGATGGTCACGAAACTGGCCGCGACTTGCGGGACGATGGCGTTGCCAATACCACGAAGTTGAGCCAAGCGGGAGGGAAACCCATTAACCATAAGGGGTATGCCGGATTTAACCGAAGGAACTCTATAGCGGTGCCCGTTGGAGTGAAGGACTGTTCGGTACTCATCCCATATTGATGTCGCGCAATCGCCCATGAATTTGGTCCTCGGCCACCCTTCACGTGACTGGGGGATCTTCGGCGATCGTCCGTCTTCGGTGTCGCGACCCCGTGCCACCCAATATAGCCGTTGTCGGATATGGGGCGCGCCCTCGCCCGCAGCGCACAGATCGGCGGCCCCGACGCCATATCCCAATGCTTCCAAGTCAGCACGTACTCCGGAGAGCCATCCACGTCCATCCTTGCTCGCAACCTGTTCTCCAAAGACGACTGGAGGGCGGCACTTCGCGATGAGGCGGTGGAACTCGGGCCATAAATGGCGGGCGTCGGCGGTTCCGAGACGCTTGCCGGCGGCGCTGAAAGGCTGACAGGGGCAAGAGCCGGTCCACACGGGTCCACAGAAGCCCGCCTGCGCGAGCGCGTAGGGCCAACCTCCGATGCCCGCGAAAAAGTGACAGTCAGCGTACCCCCGAAGATCGGAGCCGTGTACGTCGGCGATGCTCCGCTCGTCAACATCGCCCGCCGGCAAATGTCCTTGAGTGATAAGCGCGCGAAGCCATGCGGCGGCATGCTTATCCCACTCATTATAGTATGCGCGGGCCATGATCCGCCTCCCGCAGCAGCTCGAAAAAGTCGTCGGCACCGAGCACGACCAACCAGTCGCCTTTACACGACGTCTTCCGCTTGTCGTCGTTGCAGCGATGAACTACAACCGGCGTGCAGCCCACGGCGGCGTCACGGCGCGCCTGGTCGACTGCGGCGTAGAGCGCCAGCCGTTCGGTGCGCTTCACCTCGAAATGGACACCGGGGATGCTGTGGATCACATCCGGGCTCTCACCGCCACCGGAGAATTGCTGACCCCGGCGCGCCTCATAGCCCCGGTCCTTCAGCTCCTTGGCCCACTCCAATTCGCCGCGGGCGCCCTTATCCCTGCTGTTCACGCCATCCCCTCGGGCGGCAGGAGACCCGGCTGCCCTTTGTCACATGAGGCGTTGAGCCCGCTGAGATAGTGGTGGAACCCGTACATGAAGCTGCCTCGCGGATCAAATCCTGCGGCGTGCCAGACGGCACATGCTCGACATGATGCACCGCGCCGGCCGCGAAGATCATCACCGCGGTGAACGTCACGGCGGTGCCATGCGTCCGCATGGCCTCATTGAAGACCACGGTAAGCCCCCGCTGCACATCCATAACGGCATCAGCTTTGTCCATTTAGCGATCTCCTATTTCCTGTAACGCGCGTCAGCCCAGCTCTCGACGGCAATTGGCACCTTGATCCGCCGGCTGTAGGCGGTCTGTTCCGCCATGATCTGCTCATACGCCTTCTTGTCGCTGCGAGCAAGCGATATCTCACTCATGCACTCATCGTGGACCGTAAGTACGAGTGGAAATCCGTTCGCCTCCAGCCGGTGCATGGCCTCGCACAGAAATCCCCGTGCAATTTTCTGCACGACGTTCTCACAAAGTAATCCTCCGTAGGCGTAGACCGTCCGCCATTGGCCCTGCTTCATCGTCTGATAGCACCAGCACGGCCGGATGTCGGGCTTGTCCGCGGTGCTCCACGGCATTTTCTTTGCTGTCAAGCACGGATCGCGATACCACATGATCTGCCCGTCAGGGATGATACAGGCGAGCGCGTGCGGATACCACTGGTAGGTGATGCCATACGCCTCACAACGCCCCTGCGTCTGCACGGCGCGCAGGGCGGCGTTCTCCAGAGCCCACCACAACTTCGGCACCTCGGGCGCCCACACCTCGCGATAGGCCCTTATGACACCCTGCGCGAACTCATCGGACATGTCGGGGCAATACCGATCCTTGAACTTCTGCCAGCCCATCTGAAAACCGCAGCCTAGAACAGTGTTCTTGCCGATCTGGCGCTGCGGCGCATGCTGCACCTTGTTGAACGACCCCTTGGGTGCCTGATAGATATCCTCGGCCATATCGAGATAGACGTCCTTGCCGGATGCCAGCAACGCGGTCTTGTCATGCTGACCGGCGAGCGCGAGCACGACGCGCATTTCGATCCCGGCGAAGTCTCCCGTGTTGAATTCATGCTCGTCCGCGGCAATGATCGCATGACGCAGACCGGAGGCTACCGCGGCGATCGGATCGCCGAACACCATATTGATGTAGTCGAGATTGCCCCCGAAGATCGCCGAGACAAGTGCGTCGGGGTCGTGGCCGCCCTCTATTTTCCCTCGGGGAAAATTTTGCGGCTGGAACAGCCGGCCAGTCCAGCGTCCGGGGCCTGCGCCATGGTACTGGAGGGTATACCGGACCCGTCCGTCTGCGTTGACACAGGCGAGCATGCGATGGAGCTTCTTGATGCTGGCGCTCCCGAGCACTGCCCTAATCTCAAGCGCCCTCCGCACCCTCGGGGGCACCGTTTGTTGGTCAAGAGCAGAGGGCACCATTTCCAACTCGCCGGCTTCTTCATCGTCATCCTCATCGATCCCGAGCGCCTTGAGGTTTTCCTTACTCAAGCTGTCGATCGGGAAACCGTTGACCCCGCACCAAGCGGTGAGCTTCTGAACCTGTGTCATCTTGAGGCCACCTGTCAGCTCCGCGAACTCAGCGGCGAGCGGCTGACTGGCCTTGGCTACCACATCGAGACAGGCATGCACGTAGGGTAGGTCGATGCGTAGACCGCGCTGGTTGATGCGTTGGTCTAGCTCCCACACCCGGCGCTCATAGGGCGAGAGCGGGCCCACAGCGGCCCCTACGGCTATCTCCGTGCGACAATCCTGTACGCAGTATTCCCCGACGCGGCGCAGCGTCTCAGGTGTCCTATCATAGGTGCCCTTGACGAACCGCCTCCGCCATTCAGCCTGCGTTGTCATATCTTACATTCTGCCATGCAAATTGTATCATTACGGCCGCCTCCGTGGGCAACGAGTAAAATTTCCTTGATCGCGTATCCGCGGCCCTTTCCCATGCCCGCGCTATTCCAACCGAAAGATAAGACAATCCCGCCAGGGACGATCAGCGCGTCGAGGGCATCGCGAACTCGCCGGTATAGAGCACCATTCTGCGTGCCCGCCATTCCAACCTCGCGCCCAACACTCTTATAAACTTCGCTGATCTGACGGGGGCTATATGGCGGATCGAACAATCCTAAATCGCATAGAAATCCCCGCCTTGCTATCTCAAGCAGAAAATCTTCGGCGTCCATATGATACCGCGCGGCAGTGTTCGGGGCTAGATCGTTCGTGAAACTCGCCCACGTCTTATTCCGCGCAAATGGATCGATACTCCTAGTCGCTTCGCTCATGTACCGCCGCACAAAATCTCCGATTGGTCGGACGGAGAAGGTTTCTGCATTCGGCATCGCGAACACGCGAGAAAATATCATATCAGTTTCTCCATCCATGACACCATCGTCATCGGTTTTGACAACGATAAGGTGAGCTTGCGGCCGATCTTGTCCTTCTGCTCATCCACGCCCAGCACCTGGGCGGCCATGTCGAGCGCCATCGGGGCGCCCGTGTAGGCGCAGCGGGCCATAGTACAATCCCACCGCTCGATCGGGACTGGCGGCATACCGAGCTGGCCGACCATGATAAAGTGCCAGATGGCTTGCTCGAACGCGGCGTTGTGCGCCTCAAAGATCACGTCGGGGTTCTCCGCGAGCCCGCGCAGCATGATCAGGAGGTGGTCATTCTGCCCCGGTATCCAGACCCATACGTGTTCCCCGCGGACCCAGGCAAGACAGAGGATTTCCGTGGTGGGGTCTTCGGCATAGCGCCAGGCACCCGCCTCGGACAGGTCGCAGTTCGATGCTGTCTCGAAGTCAAGGCAAATTTTCATTTGCTTCAGGCGCGCTTGACTGGACGGCCAACACCCCGTACCGCGCGGATCGCGCGTAAGGCGGCACCCGTGTACTTCTGTGCGCGCGGACGTTTCGGCGATTGGTTGGCCTTGCGCTCGAACAAATGCAGGCCAACGTCCATCAGCGCGACCTTGAGCGGTACGCCTTGCTTGTTGAAGATCATTTGTGTTCTCCCTTTTTCCCTTACGCCTGCCGGGGGCTTACCGGACTTGCAGGACCGCCACCCATGCGGGCAGCGGGTATCCACCGGAGGGCGACCTCTGCTATGTTGGACCCTCGACCCGGCAGGCGTAAGAAAAAAGTTGGCCGGCGCTTCCCCAGCCTGGGGCGCTATTTCAGCCCGTGTCTCAGGTCAGACGAGGCCGTGTACCGGGGCACCAGCAGTCGGGCTGATGTTTGAAACATGACCCGTGTACCGCGCAAAGCTGTCGGGACTTCCGTACCGTTCCTCGGGGTCCATGCCCCCAGCAATCCGGTCGCCCGTGTTCAGCGACAGCACTTCGTTGAGGTAGGCCGAAACGCCCCCGCCCATGCCCTCATAGCCCTGAATATGAAAGGTGCCGATCGCAAGCACGCCGCTGTAAAAGAATTTGGCGGCAAGCTGGCGCGGTGCGTCCGTCGTATCGTAGTTGACGAACTTCCCGTTGAGCAACACCACAAGGCGCGGCGGGATCAACAGCGATCCGTCGAGCTTCTTGACGTTGCACTTCGCCTTGAACAGGATTTTCCCGCGCGCCCATTCGCGATCCTTTTTCAACGCGACCGCCTGATTGGCGATCACGTCGCCATCCAGCACGGGGTAGGGATTGGCCGCGTGTACCTCGGGGCAGTTCTCCCGCAGCATTTGACGAAGCGGTTCCCAATCCGGGTGAGCGGCGGTGAGAAGCCAAGTCGCCTCGTAGGCGGCCTTGAACGGCGCTCGCGGGTCTTTCGGGTTAGGGCGTTCGGGGCGGGGTTCTACGACCGCCGACCACACCATCGGCGCGGGGACGGACATCTGAAAATTCTGTTTGTCATTGGCCATTGATGAGTTTCCTTTGGGTCTAAAGTGGGACGCATTGTCCGGGGCGCTCCAGCCCGGTCTATCGCAGTACACACATGTTGTCTCACGTGTCAGATGGGCGCGTCAACATATTTCTCCGGCGGGCCGTATTTCTCCTCGTTGGTTTTCGGGATGACTGGCTTGCGCCGGTCGTCAAGCTGCGCCACGGCGTAGCCGTTGTCGACCGTGTAACACCATTCGGCCGTGGCGAGCTTGCCCTCCGGCAAGGTCTCCACCCCGGCGGGGGAAAGCATCTTAGGAGGCGGATACAGTTGCTCCCGAGTGTAGCGTGTAAGCAACGCAGCCTCGGCACCGTCCTTCCACTCCCGGCTCGATTTCGCCATAACGATCTTGCTCCCCGGAACGTCTATCCCAGCGAGGATGCGGCGCCGATAAACTTCTTTCTCGATCGCCGCGAGACGCATCTTGACGAAGGGAACCAGCGCATAGTCTCGGCCGAGAATGTCGGCGTCCATGAGACCAAGTTCGGGAACCACTTCCCCGGAGAACGCACGGAACGCCTGGCTCATGGCCGGACAAACCAGCTTGGCGGGGCAAAACCGGCACCACTCGCCCATCTGAAGATGCATGTCCCGCGCCTCGATCGCCATCCCCGGCAGCAGCACCTCGTAGAGCCACTGCTTGAGGGCACCGACTGTCGTTACCCATGTCCGCACGGGATCAGCCCAAACGATGCGAGGCTGCACGATGCTCAACTCAACCTCGTCTTCGTCGCCGTAATAACTCGGGTCTTCCATAACCGCCATGCATGCATAGTATTTGAGCTGATCATTCTCCTCGGCCTCGACAAAGATGCCCTCCCCGTGCTTGTAGTCGACCACTCGTAGCCGGATGCGGCCCGCAACAGGATCGAGCACGGCGTCGAGCGTCGAGAACATGTGCGGGCTAAGTTCGGGCAGATGCAGCTTCACCTCAACCCGACGCCGGCCAGACAGCGACCGGACGTAATCGAGGTAGACCTGCACAGACATGGCGGCGATCGGATTGAGCTGCGGATACTCATGTACTAGTTCCCATGCGTCCACGTTCGCGTCTAGCGCGCGAGCGCCCAGCTCATGAGCCTGCACACCATCACGCCGCCAGTCGGGATCGTCCCCCTCAACGCCGTCAGGGACCATCTTCTTGACAAGATCGATCAGCGCGGTCGAGCCTGTGCAGTTGAGGAAGCGGTGCGCGGCGCTGCCGCCCATCTTACTGTGCGCCGGCAGCTCAGGAGTCGCATTCTCCGTCTGCGGCGCAGACACGGGAGAAGCAACGATCTCCGGCAATCCAGCAATAGGTGCCGCTTCGGTCATCATGTAGTTCTCCTTCGGCACATTCTCCGGGCGCTGGCACTTCCGACACACCCGCTCGCCCTTCGGCTCGCCCTTCGGGTAGCTGCACTTCAAGCAGTTGCTCATTTCTTCCTCCATTTATGTCGCCCGGTTCCATGGCCGCGATGGCGGCAGCGTCGACGATCGCAGGCGGCGCGGCAGCCGCCAGTTTGGCGAGGATCTGAGCGTCAGTCATGCTCTTCTGAGCCTGTGCTTCCGCGGCAAACCTGATGACGCACCGCGATGCCCGCTGTTTCTTCGGGAAATCCTCGGTTGCGAAAAAGGGCCGGTACTCGTCGGTATCGAGCCACGGATATCGCTCGACGATCTTCGCGTAGCTCGCTGTTTCCCGGATCGCCTGATAGAACGTTTCCGCTTCGGCGGTGATCTGTGCCCGCCGTTCGCGGTGCCACATGACGAGCGCATACACGGCCTCGAAATCGTCGTCAGCTTCCCGGACATAGCACTCGTAATAGAGCGCCCGATCTTCCTCTTTCTGCCCGGCATAAAGGTAGGCGGTGCCCGGCATCATGATCGGCGATTTGAATTCGACGCCGAAGGTTTGATCGTAGCATTTAGTCCGGCGATCGTACACCCGGAGATTGGCGCCCCCGATCGGAGCGGCATAGTGATACTTGCTCATGATCGCCATATCGGCCTGTATCTCGGGAGCGCCCCACTCGGCACGCAAGCGCTTGTCGGCGGCGGCGACCAGTATGGCGACGTTGGTATCATATTCGGCCTTCATCATGGCCTCGCCGCGCTTCCGGTTGATTTGCTGTAACTCGATCCGCAGCCGGCGGTCCAGCTTGATACCCCGGGGAATGCTCATTTCTTCCTCCATTACCTCGGCCATCGTGCGATGGCCCGTGAATGCCCAACTTTCTCCGGGGTGGACGACCCTGGCAACCGCCGTGCCGGCAACCGGGATTGTCGCAGCCGGCGCAGTAGCCGGGGCCATTATCCACGATCACAGGGCTGCGAGCTGCATGAGGAACGCCGCCCGCTTCGCCGCGGGGATAGCCTGCACCTTGGCCGGTGGCGGCACAAACGTAGCGACGAGCGCATGTAGCGCGACCGGCACCTGCTGGCGAGCCATGTCATCAGCCGCCGCGTTCAGCATGTGGGCGTTCTTCGAGGAAATCGCCTCGACCATCTGCGCGTCGGTGATTTCAGTATCCACCGGGGCATCGGCAGGGTTTATAGCCGCCCCCATGATGTCTCTTGGCGCCCCGATCTTTTGCCCCACGGTCGGGCCAGACCAGGCTGCGTTGATCGGCTGGGCAGTTAAAGTCTCAGCAGGTTTCAACAACGAAGGCCCGCTGACCGCCGCCAAAACCTCGATCTGCGCTTCGTCACTGGGTTGCGCTGGCTGACTGAGAACGGGCTGCTTCTTCACATTCGCTTTGCCCCCGGTCGCATCGGCGACCATCGCCAACGCACGGGCAACCGCTTCGTTGGCCACGGCGCGGACGCGCTCGTAAACCGCCTCCGTTGGCGCCCCCTCGGGGAGAACGAAGGTCAGGCTCACAGTAGCCTGCTTGTGCTGGTAGTCGCCGGTCGTTATCCGGCGCTCGAACGTGATAGTGCCATTCGTAATCATGCTGGTTCTCCATCCGCTCCAGAACTCAACCACACTTCCTTTAGCGTTTCCAAATCGACGACTTCCGCCCATTCGTTGGGATACGCCATGACCCGCTGGGCAGATTCGATTGCGCTGTCGCGATCGTCAAAAGCGTCTCGAAAATCCCGCCACCCTCCGTTCATGTTGCCATTCCCAGCAAACACAAGATACCGTTTCACGCTATCCTCCGATCCAAGCTGTTGTGCGTCACATGCCCCTTCCGTAGCGCGGAAGCAAGTACCTTCTCCGCGATCGACCCGGCGGCAACGCATATGTCGCCGAGCACCTTCATCTTCTGGCCGCCTCTATCGAGGCGATCAAAACATTGCTGGTTGTTCCCGTTTACCCAATCGGGTTCCCCGAGCACCGCGTGCCAGCACACGTCTTGCAACCCGTCCGTCCCCGTGCCGAGCGACAGCACGTTCCCCATGATGACGCGGTATCGAGGGTCCGTGCGGAACCGTTGGATAAGTGCGTGCTTTACCACAGGCGTGATGCTGCCGTCAACCCTACACACGCCGTACTTCCCAAGGATGCTCTGATAGATCGTGCCGACGCTAATGTGCCAATAGAACAAGGTGATCTTTTCCTCGCCGCCGTCGAGCAGCAGCTTCACATATTGGGCAACCTGGGGCGCCATCGCCTCGCCCATGATCCGGCGGGCCTCGGCGATATGACCGAACACCATGGCATTGGCGCCCTCAAGATGCTCCGGGTCGATCCCGAGCAGGCTTTCGGCCTTGAGCGCGGCCCGGACTGCTTCGGTTTCCTCAAGGCGCACCAGGTCAAACGAGGGGTATTTCAAATCCTTCATCACCTCGCGCTTGAGGTGGCGGGTCATGAAGTTGGCGCGCAGCCGATTTTGCAACTCGGCGTGCCGGCCGCTGCGCTCGTCATTGACGATGGCCGTTGACCCGTCTTTCCGTGTAACCTCGATTTGCCGAATAGGGTTGAACCGCTCGTTGAAGCGGTCCTCGCTCAGCCAGTCGAGCGCGGCGTGGTCAAAGTGGCGACCAAGGACATACGCCTCGCGGGGACGGTTTGGCAAAGGAGTGCCCGTAAGGGCAACGATCCGTTTCGCGTTCTCTGCCAAAGCCTCATGGTAAAGAACGTCATGTCCGCCGCCGAAAACGGCTCTTGTGCGTTTTGCGCCAATAGTCTTGAGATAGTGCGCTTCGTCCAAAATGAGAAGGTCATAGTTCGATTGCCTCAAACCGGCGAGAATGCCGGGGTTGCGCGCCAGCTCGTAGCTCGCGACGGTCCATGCGGCTGTCGGGTGGACGCCGCGCTTGCCGGAGACGACCGCGTAGGCCATCTGGTTCGGAGTGTAGTAGGTGCCGTTGTGGCCGTCGCCCATTGTCGACCACTCGGCGATCTTGGACAGCCATTGCAGCCGGATCGACGCCGGCACGATGACGAGCACACGCTGCGCTTCGATCTCGTTGGCGTAGACGATCGCGGTCGGTGTCTTGCCGAGCCCCGGTTCATCCGCGTCGAGTACGCGCTCGCGCGAGAGCATGTAATCAAGGTCAGCCTTCTGGAAATCCCAAAGCTCTTTGTCGGGGGGCACCGAGAAATGGCGACCGCTCGTCGCGGCGCGGCTGGCAGCGATCTCCCGAACGATCCAACCAAGCTCAGCCTGCGCACCGGGGGTCGCGACATGAGCAAAGGTCGCCGCGGCATAGGGCTGCGGGGTGAACAGCACGGCCGTCTTGGCGGTGCTGTCCGGCAGGGAAAGCTCGAACCCATAGTCCTCCATCGCGGACTGCGCGGTCAGCTCATCCCGTTGCCGATCAAGCGACAGAATGAACAGCTTGGTTGCTGGGTTATAGTCGAGCTGCATTCTACGTGAGGGGCGGCCCAATCGGGAGGATATACAGCCCCCCGATCGGGAGGATATACAGGTCTTGAACCGCGACGGTGCACACTGTGCCATCCTCAAGCTGGACCCACGCATAGCTCATTAGATCGGCGCAGCGCCGCAAATAACGAGCTTCGATCCGACCGCCCAAACTTTCCACGATGCAGTCGGCGGAATAGGGGCGGGGCTTTGGTTTACGTCCGGTCATCGTTCACGCCTCCTTGCATGGTCGCGGCCATATACAGGAGGTACCCACGGGAGGTCAAGGGGAAAACCTCTTATTGACAAATCCTTGTATCCGTGCTCATAAAGGGGGCTTCCCATTCAGGAGGGCGGATGACCCCACGACATCAAGCCGCGTTGGCTTATGCTGCCCAAGGCATACCGATATTCCCAGTCGTTGAGCGCGGTAAAGCGCCCGCGACCGAGCACGGGTTCAAGGATGCCACCACTGACCCGGCACTGATCAGCGCATGGTTTGCCATAGGAGACTGGAATATCGGCACCGAGCCCGGCGCCTCGAACCAGCTTGTGGTCGACATCGACAACAAGAACGGCAAGGGGGGCTCGCGCGTGTGGGCCGATCTGTGCGCTGAGCATGGCGACCCGCCGGCCACGATGATCGTGCGAACACCCAACAACGGATGGCACATCTACTTCGAGGGGACCGCGCCTTCGGGAGCGGGCACGGAGCGCCGCGGCCTCGGTCCAGGGATCGATGCCCGGTCGATCGGGGGGTACGTGTTGCTGCCGCCCAGCGTGCTCCCTACGGGCGCCTACGAGATCGTGACGCCAGGGCCGGTTGCGCCCATGCCTACATGGATCAGCGCCCGGCTGGCCCACGTCGAGCATGTCGCGGCGCTGGCCCCCGAGAACGTCGTGGTCGACCCTGAGGGCATCGAGGCGTGGGCTGCGGCCCTGATCGAGCGCACCCTTGCCAGGGACGGCCCCGCCGAGATAGGAAGCGCGCTCAACGACCGGACATTTGCGCTCGCGGCCATGCTCAAGGATGGACCCGAAGCTGGCTACACGGTAAACATCGAGACTGCCGTTGCCTTGATGCGCGATCATTGGTCCGACGAAGCGCGCGTCGAGGACACGGTGCGCAACGCCTACCGCACGGGCGAGAACGAGCCCGGATGCGGGCCGATCGGCGACCCGACGCGCAAGTATGGCGACGCGGAATATCTGGCGGAAAAATGGTGGACGCCTCCCGCCGTAACCGAACTGGTAAACGGAGGATCGATCATGTTGAAGCCGGTGGATTGGATATGGCCCGGATGGCTGGCGCGCGGCAAGTTCCACATGCTTGGAGGCGAGGGCGGCGCTGGCAAGTCGACACTGTGCTTTACCCTCATGGCTACGATCACAGTCGGGGGCAAATGGCCTAATGGCGCTCAAGCGCCCAAGGGCGATGTGCTGATATGGTCGGGCGAGGATGATACAGCCGATACCATCTTGACCCGCATCACCGCGGCGGGAGGCGACGTGCGCCGCGTATGGTTCCCCGGCAAGGTGGCCGGGATCCGCGCCTTTGACCCAGCGATCGACTTTCCGCTCATTTTCGAGGCATGCCGCAAGCTGCCAAACCTCCAGGTCATCATGGTCGACCCTATCGTCAGCGCGAGCCAAGGCGACAGCCACAAGAACGCCGAGACACGACGCGGACTGCAGCCGCTCGTCGACTTCGCCGAGCATGTCGGCGCCGCGGTCCTAGGCGTGACCCACTTCACCAAAAACACGCAAGGGCGTAGCCCCATCGAGCGCATCACAGGCTCACTCGCATTCGGCGCGCTGCCGCGCATTGTGTGGGGCGCCGAGAAAGAGGAAGACGAAGCAGCCCCACGCCGGCTGGTGCGTATCAAGAGCAATATCGGGGTCAGCGGCGGGGGGTTTGAATACACCTTGGAACAGACGCCTATCAGCGAAGCGATAACTGCGCAACGGGCTGTATGGGGCAGGGTGCTGCAAGGAAGCGCACGCGAGCTTCTGGAAGCCAAGAGCGGCGGCCAAGGCGCCAAAGCTCAAGAATTCCTCGCCGCGGTCCTGGGCGACGCTGGCAACGCCGGTATGTTGGTGAAGGACATCAAAGCCGCCGCCGCGGCGCACAGCATATCATGGTCGACGATCGAGCGGGCCAAAGCCAAAATGCCCCGCGTCCAAGCCAAGAAAAACCTGGGCGACGGGGCGCCATGGTATTGGGTGATGCCGCCTATTGGCTAGTACCCCGCCCAGTGCGGTTCCGGTTCCTCCCCATCTTCGGCCTCCATTGCGTCCAGCCATCCGTGCTTCCATGCGTAGCCGGTGTCTGTGTCTAGTCTTTCCGGCCAGTAGCGCCCATCACAGCCTGCCATGCACGCATTCCATCCGGCCGTGTAGGCCTCTGCTTTTGTCATGCCCTACTCCTGAGTTGCAGTGACGATTGCGACACGCGCGAGCGCGTCCTTATTGCCCCTCTTGGTCCAGTGTGCCGCGGCTTCGTCGACCGTAAACCAGCGACAACCAGCGCTGATACGCCAACCGTCCGCGTGCTCGACCGCGAAAAAATGGTAGCCCCTAGGGTCCACTCCGAGGCATTTGTAACCTTTGGTCCAGCGCAGGTCGGTCCAGCGCAAGTCGGCCCCACGCAGGTTGATCCCGCGCAAGTCGGCCCCACGCAGGTCGATCCCGCGCAAGTCGGCCCCACGCAAGTCAGCACCGTTGTGTTTGTACAAAATGTCGCCGGTACATCGGTGCTTAATCTCGATCATGCCCTTACTCCTCTGTTTAGGTTGATGAAAAAGGCCGACACTTCCACCTCGCTCATCATGATAGCCAACATCGCCCGGCGATGGCCAATCTTACGGATTTGGAGTTGGGCAACCGGGAGGTCGGCGGGGCGGGAATATTTGGCTTCAAGATGTACCACTTTGCCATTGTGTATGCCATCATAGGTGATCGCCGCACCCCGTAGGAATGCCGAAAGGTCGGGGCGCGCCCGTGTGTTTGCCATGTGCCTTACCTCCTGGTCTCAGAACCAGCAGTCTCGGAACCATCGGTTTCCGCTGCCGCTTGTGTCCCGGCTATGCTGACCAACCAAAACGCCCTTGGCGTTGTAGATCGAGCAATAATCAGCGGTAGCGCCATACTCCTCAGCCCACGCTCGGCATTCACGGATCGTGCGCAATTCAGCGCGGGGGCCGCGCGACCAAGAGTGTCCGCCGATCATGGCAGTGTAAAGGCCATGCCGTGGAGCAACTTTGTGGGAAGGGTTTGCCATGTGTCTTACTCCTGTGGTTCGAGCGGGATTGCATAGCCTAGTTAGGGTGGGTGTGTCAAGGCCATCATAGACCGTCATGAGCCGGTAAGGCCGTCAGGGTTAGGCTAACTGTAAGTTGTAATTGACGGTCTTAGGGGTAAGACCATCACCGTCATAAAAAAGTGAGGGTTTCCGCCAACACCATCATATAGGCCCCTTATACAAAATTTGATGTTGTTACACACTTATAAGTAGAGTTAAATCTGATATGGGGTAAGACCA